AGCAGATCCTGTAACAGTTTCCGTTCCTAGCGTTGTTGTTAAAGCGATACCTGTTGGTGTAGCTGTAGCAGAAGCAGAAATTGTTTCATCACCAATAGCGGTAGATAAACTTTCACCTGTTACTGCTACGATTGCAGATCCTGATACAACAGGAGTACCAATAGTAGTTTCGACTAATGCTTCCGCACCAACAACTATGGTAGTTTGACCACCTGCAGCAATACTGTAAGGACCAATCGCTGTGGTCATCGACTGACCAGTGACAGCAACTCCTACGTTTGGAATTACTACACTACCAATGTTTGTCGATAATGATTGACCAGTGACAGGTGCGTTTGCACCTATAGCAATAGTAGCATCACCAATAGCAGAGGATAAAGCGATACCAGTTACAGATACGGTTGCACCTGCACTGACTGTGCTTGTTCCTACGGCTGTGGATAATGCTATGCCCGAAAGGGCAACGACTTCACTTTTGCTCCCTTGAGCACTAAACGAATCTTCAGCAAAGGTTGTAGTTCCAAAAAACATAACTGTATCTTAGCCCAACTACAACAAAAGCTAAATGATTATATTAAGATATTCTTAATATAGCGTTAGATGCGTCTGCTGTTGGGAACTGAATTGTGAATGTACCTGATGTTGAAGTTTTTACTGCACCAAAATCTAGAACCATAACTGCTGCATTTGTATTAGTTGTTGCAGTAGTGTTTGAATTATAGATAACGGCAGCTTGTGCTGAAATTGTAGCACTTGTAAAACTTAGGTCAGCGAAATCAATAAATGCTGTTGCACCAGTAGCTGCAGCACCTGAGTTGGTTAATGCTCCACCACCTGCAGCATAAGAACCTGAAGCACTAACTTCATTACCAGTGCCATATGCAGTAGTAGTAGCATCTAAAGATGCAGAATTTGTGTACAAAGCAAGTTTGAATGCGTCTCCACCAGATGATCGAAAATCGTGTTCGCCTTGTAATAGTTCTACTTTAAAACTATTGCAGACTGCTTGTGTAATGGCCATCTTTACTTACCTCCGGGAGTCACTGATTGTAACGGTACACGCAGGACCCCATCTGCGTATTCGTCTCTTCGTTTCCTGCCCATTTGAGTAACAGATAAACCTTGTACAGCTTGACTGTACTTCTGATCGTATAATTGCACAAATGTAGGATTTTTCAAGTAGGAAAAGGCTTCAGCACATACACCATATATTAATATTTCAGGTGCATTTGTAGAAAGAAATGTTGTGGTATTTGTACTTGATAATCTGTCAGGTGTTTTATTATACCAAAGCTCTACTGTATAAGCAGCATCTGGTGTGGGTGCAAATATAAGAGTATTCTGATCCCAGTTTGCATAATAAAATGGTTTTCCTGTATTATTAATTCTATCTACATTATATTCGTCAATAAAAGTTGTATCTCTTTGTTCTGCCCAAGTACGATCTTTTGTTGTGTTATCAACAATTTGAACGCCTCTTTCTAAATCAAAATCATCAGGTAAAGTAATAAAAGGACTACCTATAGTAAAACTTGAAGTGGCAAACTTACGAAAAGCATCAAGATCTAATTGTTTTTGTACTTTATTTTCAGTGTTAATTATAAATACATTTAAAATAGCGTCTGTTAAAACATCAGATCCTACCTCTGTATAATTTCTAACGTTGCTAAGAAGTTCAGTATAATTCATGATATGCTCACAGTGACATTACCAACTTTAGCAGTAATTATCAACTTTTTGATTTCAGTAGAAGGCTGCATTCCATCAGACTCAAAACTACTGTCTCCTGGTGCATTGACATACACAGTCACAGGTTCTTGTCTGGCTGGTCTTGGATCATGTAAAGCTACGGCATCTGCAGGATGATAAGGTGGATCTAGTTGTGGATGTTTAGGTTCAAAACATTCAGGACATGTAAATAAACCATTCCATTCCTGTTTTAGTTCAAGATATTTATATTGCTGTCCACATCTATCGCAGATAGCTAGTGCAAATTTACCGTTTGCAAAAGTCATTTTACCCTACATAAAAGTCACGAGGCACAATATGCACTGAAGTAGATTGACTATCTTCTGTTAATGCTCTTTGTAATTCTGCTTCGTATCTTCTTTCTAATTCTTGTGAACGTTCAGGAGCTACTTCTTGTGATGTGTAGTAAGCTAGTCCTGAAACTAAACAAGGTAAAAATCTGTAAGGAGCATCAGGAGTATTAGTATAAACACCCGCATCTTCAATTCTTCCTACATAATAATAATTAATCTGTGTGTCTGTTGTATTAGGTGTTTGATATAACGTTATTGTAACGTTTGATAAATTTCTTCGTACGTAATATTGACTAGGTGTGCCTTGTGATGTTTTGTTAGGTAAGTTCTCATACTCAGATCTAGAAATCTTAGTCATACTAGTATCAGTAGAACCATTTCTAAATACAACCTCTAATACATCAGATGCATCGGAGGGTGCAGTATATGTTGTTGTCCCAGCTGTTAAATTAGCTGTGTTATTTTTTACTTTCCAAAGGTGAATACCTCGGTTTCCCCATTCAGAAAAAAGTAAATTAAGATTATCTCTTGCTGCGGATAGTTGATATCCAGTGCGCACATCCATACCACAACGGGCATAGGCACGCTCAACAAGCCTATCAATACTTAAATCGAATGATGTGGTTCCCGAGGTAGCCATAAATTATTTCTTTTTCTTGTTTTTCTTCTTTACTTGTTTTTTTGCTTTACCGCCACGTTTCATAGCAACAGGCTTACCGCCTCTTTTCATGGCTTGCTTTTTCATTCCCATCATATCGTTTCTCCTTTTTAAAAAGTTTTTCGTAGTCGTTTTGCCGAGTTTTTACGACATCATCATAATACTCAGTTGGCCAATTTTTATAATAACCTATCTTATGTAGTTTGCAACTTGCTTCATACAGCTGTTTAAATTTCTGTATTAGCATCATACTGTACTGATACTCAGGCTCCCAATCACACTCCTCATGTGGATTTACAAGGAATTCTTGTTCTTCTACAGTAGCAGGATTGCTTGGATGAAATCCCATAAAATATACATCTCGTTTATTATAGGTTTTGTTGTAAAAATCTATCTTATCTTGAAATTGTTCAGCATCATACTGTTCCCAATAAGGGTCACAAAAGATAATAATATCATGTTGTTTTTTATTCCAATCTTTTAATACGTTTGTAAGATGCTTCTCATATTTTGTTTTATCAGGTCTGACTTCTATACGAAGCTTATTATCTCTTCTCCATTTTGCAGCAAAAGGACATGCTGGGAAACCTAAATGTTGATTCATGGGTTCTAAGACATTCTTAGACCAATTGATTACATCACTTTTTATTTTTTCTGCTAGTTTTTTTCGAGACAATTGTTTTCACATTGGTGGGTTTACCACCTGGATTGCCAGCAGCACGTTTTCTTCGTACTGCTGACGCTTTTTGAGATGTGCTCATACCTCTTGCTTTTGCAAGTGGAACACATTTTGGATATTTTCTTTTTGAACCTTTAGACCTACCGCAGGGTTGGTACTTACCATCTTTTTTAGGTGCACCAATGTCCACCCATTTTTCTTTTACCCAAGCACGTAAACCTTTTTTAGCCATTACCAGATTTGATTATAAATGGCCCATAGAACAACTAATACAAAAACACCAGCAATTGCTTTGCCTTTTTTGTTTAAGTTCTTCCACTTACTCCATAATTTTCCCATAATGTACCTCCTTAACTGAGTGTGGTTTCTTTCCTACGTATTACTCCACCACAAGCAGCAGCAATAATCTTACCGCCTCTGGCTTTTCTATTTGCAGAAACTTGTTTTCTAGATTGAGATATTTCGTTTACAGAACCACCAAATGCTTTTTTCTTTGGTTTCTTTTTACCGCCAGGTGTTACTTTACCTGAACAAACTGCACTAGCATACATATTTGCATATGCGCTAGGATAAACTTTAAACTTTCTTTTTGCGGCGGCTTTTCCTCTTGCGCAGAGTTTTCCCATTTTTTTTACCTCCAGGTTTCATTATTTGTTGAGCCATTTGTGATCTACTTATGGCCATTAATACTCATTATAGTTCTTTATTAAAAACTCTTCCATCCAAGCCATTTTTTCATCAATCGCTTGAATTTGTACTTTTATAACAGCAATATCTTGTTGCATTTCTGCAACACTATCTGCTTTAACTTCTACTGCATTTAAACGTTCTGACCACATACCCCATGTCATAGCTAAAGTGCCAAATAGCACTAGATAGGGTAATACTGTTTTAATTTCTAGTTTCATTTTGTTTTAGCACTCATACCACTTAAAGGGTTATTTAAAGCCT